TCTCCGGCCTGATCACCAATGCCACCGCCTATGGTGGCACCTACGAGCCCACCGGAGCCACCGCGATCGACAAGCTGCGCTTCGCGCTGCTGGAAGCCAGCCTGTCCAATTATCCGGCCGATGGCATGGTGCTCAACGAGATCGATTGGGCGCTGATCGAGACCTCGAAGGACGCGGAAAACCGCTACATCTTCGCGAACCCGCTGCAGATGGCGGGTCCGATCCTCTGGGGCCGGGCCGTGGTGCCGACCACCGAAATCGACGAGGACAAGTTCCTTGTCGGCGCGTTCAAGGCGGCGGCCACGATCTACGACCGCATGGATACCGAAGTGCTGATCTCCAGCGAAGATCGCGACAACTTCGTCAAGAACATGCTGACCGTCCGCGCCGAGAAGCGCCTCGCCCTGGCGGTCAAGCGTCCTGCTGCCCTGATCTACGGCGACTTCGGTCGCATCGCCTGATCGAGGCAGGCACGGGGGTCGGGCGTCCGCGCCCGGCCTGCCACCCATTCTGGAAACCGGAGGCCATCATGGCGAAAGTCACCATCACGCCGCTGCGCCCGCAGACCGGCGACTATGGCCGCGTCCGCGCGCATGAGCCGATCAATGTCGATGAGAAGCTCGCGGACAGGCTCATCAGGAACCGCTGCTGGGTCAAGGGCCTGACCCCGGAGGCGAAGCGCCGCGCGGCTGCGGTGGCAGAGCGGCGCGCGGGCGAGGCTGCGAAGAAGCCCGCGGCGAAGGCTGATGGCGAAGCGAAAGAGCCATAGGTGCCTTCATGACCATCGAGAAGCAGCCGATGCCAGTTCTCGTCACTCCGCCATCCGATTATGTCGTTACTCTTGACTTCATGAAGGGCCACTTGCGGGTCGATCACGATGAGGACGACAGCCTGATCGAAGCCTTCATGATTGCAGCGGCGGCGTATCTCGACGGGTGGAAGGGTGTTCTCGGACGGGCCATCCAGCCGCAGACATGGCGGCAGACGTTTTCAGGGCCGGGCCCATATCGTCTGGCGATGCCTGATGTGATCAGCGTGGTGGTAACTGGCGATGGCGACGCTGTGGCCGGCGCCGTTGTCTCGGTGGATGCGATGGGGCCTGTGGTGACGATGCCGGACGGGGTATCGCCAGCCGAGGTGGTCATCGAATACTTCTGCGGCATGCCGCCACATCTGCGCGTCGCAGCACAGGTGGCGGTGATGCTGCTTGTCGGGCACTGGTACCAGCACCGGGAGAGCGTCGGGGACCGCGGGCAGGAAATCCCGATGGGGTTCGACATGCTGATTTCGCCGCTGCGCTGGCGGCCTTTCTGATGGCTTACACCGCTGGCGATCTTGATCAGCGTGTAACCTTCATGCGCGTCGTGCTGACGCCTGACGGTGCAGGCGGCTACACGTCCGTACCTACCGCCATCGGCACCGTGTGGGCACTGGTGAAGCCGCTGAGCGCGCGCGAGAGGTCGGCATTCGGCAGCATCGAGGCGAGCGGAATTTATCGCTGCGTGATCCGCAACCGGCAGGATCTGCGGGAAGATGATACGCTCTCGTGGAATGGCGAGCTGTGGAACATTCGGGCGATCCTGCAGGCAGGCCGGCGGGCACCATACCTTGAACTTCAGATCGAGCGAGGGGTGGCAACGTGAAGATCACCTTCACAGGTCTTGATGACGTATCCCAGGCGCTGACAGAACTTGCGCCGCGCCAGGCCCGCAACATCATGCGGGCAACAGTCCATGGCATCGCCGGAAAGATCAGGGACGAGTCGAAGAAGAACGCGCCGAAGCAGACGGGCGCGCTGCGAAGGGCGATCAAGGCCAAGCGCGCCAAGTCGCGCCCAGACAGGCCAGAAAGCCATGTGACGGTCGATCCCGCGGCCTACTACTGGAAGTTTCTGGAATACGGAACGGTAAAACTTACCGGAAAGCCGTTCATACTCCCCGCCATGGAGAAGGTGGACGCGCAGCGCGAGCAGATCCTCATCGAGCAATTCGGCAAGAAGTTCGAGGCGTCCATGCGGCGGGCGAAAAAATGAGCATCGACGCAGCGCTTCAGGTCGCGATCTTCAACACGCTCAATTCCGGTGACATGGCTGGGAAGGTCTTTGACGACGTGCCGCAGGCGAATGAAGTCTGGCCAAAGATCACGATTGGCGATGACATCGTGACGGACGACGGCACGTCCAGCGACGAGGGCGCCAACGTTGTGGTCAGGGTCCACACCTGGAGCCGACATATCGGCCGCATCGAGGTGAAGACGCTTCAGGCGAAGATTTACGACAAGCTGCACCGGCAGGTGCTGTCCATCGCTGGATGGCACTTCATCGGGTGTGAATTCATCCAGTCCTTCTCGATGGTCGATGAGGACGGCAAGACCAGGCACGGCGTCTCGGAATTCCGAGTGCTGGCCGACCGCTAACCCAAACAAAGGAGGCCATCATGGCAAAAGCAGCGGGCCGTCTGGCCCAGGTCCTCAAGAATTCCGTGGTGATCGGCGGCGTCCGGGTGTCGAACTTCAAGGCGAACGCCACGCCGATCGACGTGACGGACAATGACAGCCTAGGGCTGATCGAGGTGCTGGCGGACTACGCCGACAAGCAGATCAGCTTCGACGTGTCCGGAGTTGCGAAGGACGCCGTGCTGCGCTCCATCGCGTTCAGCCCGACCGCATCGCACCTGATCGAAGACATGACGTTCAGATTCGCGGACGCGCTGACCGGCGCTGAAACGATTGCGGGCGACTTCTTCATGACCGACTACGAGGAAGGCAATGACTACAAGGAGGCCACCACCTTCTCCGCATCGTTCACTTCCTCCGGCGCCTGGACTGTCACCTGATGGCGCAGGTTGTCTTCACGTGGCGGGGCGTCGACTATACCCTGCCCGCCAGCCGCGTGATGCGTCTCGGCGCCGAGCTTGAAGAAATGCTGTACACGCAGCGCGGCAACGCCTGGGAGATGATCTCGGGCCGGATTGCGCCAAACATCAACATGCTGGCGATGGCATATGGCCATGCACTACGCACGGCCGGAGCCAGGATTTCCGACGAGGAAGTCAGGGAAGCGATGTTCTATGACGGCGGAGACTTCACGCAGCGCATGTCGCTGGCGCTGAATGCGATGGCCGCGATCATGTCGCCACCGGAGCCACTGGAAATCCGGGAGACCCCAGACGCGGAAAAGCCGAAGGCGGGGCGGAAGGCGCAGAAGTCGCGCTAGGAGCATTCCATGCAGCGTTTGTGTTCGGTGTTCGCTACCTTGATCTTACCCCCGCCGACTTCTACGGGCTGACGCCATCGGACTACTGGTGGCTGAAATACGCAAAGATGCCAGACCTTTTCGCCAGGACCATTGGCGGAGGTATGGATGAGCTTTATGACCTGATGTTTCAGGATCTTGGCTGAAAGGATACCTCCGAATGCCCGCAACCGTCGGTGACATCGCTGTCAGGGTTGGTGTTGACATTTCCTCGCTTGTCGGCGGCATGAAGACGGCTGGCAGGAGCGTTGACACCTTCGGCGACAAGCTGGGGATCAACGCGAAGAATGCGGCTGTGTGGGGCGCTGCCACGGCGGCGGCGGCTGCGGCCGCGGCGGGGGCGATCGCGCTGCTGACAAGGCAGGGCCTGTCCTTCATCGACAGCCAGGCCAAGGCAGCCCGCTCTATTGATGCGACGATCGACGGGCTGCGGGCCGTTACCCTGGCGGGGGAGGAGGCCGGCGTCAGCACTGAGTCGATGGTGTCCTCGATGCAGCTGCTGAGCCGCAATCTGGCAGACGCGGCTGCCGAGAGCGGACCGGCAGCGGATGCCCTGAAAGAACTGGGGATGTCGGCGGATGAGTTGTCGTCTATGGACGCGGACGACAGGCTCGCGGCGATCGCCGACCGGGCGAAGGAGTTGGGGCTGTCGTCCGGCGAGACCTCGCGCCTGCTGCAAGGTCTCGGGATCCGATCCAAGGAGATGGCGGCATTTGTCGCGGCTGGCGGTGATGCGATCCGCGAAGCCGGTGACGCGGTGCAGGCGTTCGGCCTGTCCGTCTCGGAGGACGTGGCGGCGCGGGTCGAGGCCGCGAATGATGCCGTTGGTCGCATGGGCCTGATCATGGAATCGCTGCGCAACCAGCTCGCCGCGCAGGTCGCGCCGGCATTGCTGGTCATGGCGCAGAGGTTCACCGAGATGGCCCAGGCTGGCGGGCAGCTGCAAGATGGCGTCAGCCTGATTGCAGAGGCGGTCGGTAATCTTGCCACGAGTATTTCCGATCCGGCTTTTGCGGATGCCGCGGTCATCATCGGTGTGAACTTGCTGAAGGCGGTGACGTCGCTGGCCGAT